TTCTTCTGCTGCTTGTTTAATTGCTGCATCATTAGAAGCAATTAACCTGTTAAGTTCTGCCTCTCTAAAACCTATTTCAAGTTTTCTATTTGAAGCATCTGTAAATAGAGGAGAAAGAACCCCGCTTCTGAGTGCTTTTTGATTTTCTTCATTAATGTTAGCTTGTAGTTCTTTCTGTTTCAGAATAAGCTCTGTGTTGTAGTTTTCAATTTTACGACGAGTGTCAGCTTGCTTTGCTCTAGCTTCATCTAGTTTTGCTAAGGCTTGTCCTACCTTTAGCTGATTTTGTAAGTCTGATTTTGCAATATTAAGAGCAATAGTTTCATTTTGTCTCTCTAAAGCTGTAGCTTGTTTTTCATATTCTTCACTTAATTTTCTAGCTGCAATAACTGCTTCAGCAAACTTGCCAACTTGAATAGTTCTAGCAGTATTTATCGCTTTTTCAGTTTGAAGCATTTCGGCCCGTTTGTCTGCTTGCTCGTCAGTTAATTTTCCTGACTCGAACAGTTGATTAAGCCTAGCAAGCTCTGTTTGAAACTCGGCATTGCCTAACTTAACTGTGTCATTAAGTAATTTATTATTATTTGCTTGAATTGTTTGGCTTTTTTCTGCAATGACTCCATTTTCATTTATAATACCATTTAACTTAGCGGCTGAACTAATTTGTGCGCTATAAGTTTTTCTCAAAGCTTCATTTGCTCTTAAGATTCTTGATTGTGCTTCGCCTTGCTCTTGAATTTGACCAAGTTGATCCTGTAACGTTTGGAGTTGGCGTTGAAGATTCGCAAGACGTGCATCTTCTGCTTCACCTAAAGAACCAAAATCACCTATCTGATTAGTCAGTTCCGCAATTTGTTTACGAACTACAGCTTGTTGGGATAATAAATTAGTTATGCTAGACGCAATTCTTTCTTCATCTAAAGCTCCAGTTCTTAGTTGCTCTTGGGCAACCAAAGCATTACTTGCAAGAGCTGCAGCCTTAAAACTAGCGGCATTTAGTTTTTCTGCAATTATTCTTCTTTCCCCCTCCAACTTAACAAGCTCTTCTGTTTTGAGAATTTGTACGTCTATAACACCTAGCGTGCCTCGTAAAACTCCATCAATCTCTGTTACATTAGTAAGCTGGTCGGCTAATAAGGTCGCACTAATTCCTGTTTCAACATTAATTTCCCCAACAAGTTGATACTGACTTCTACCTCTTTTGAGAATTTCATCGTAAGATTTAATAATTGTTGTTAGCAGCTTTCTTTCTTCAAGAGTTTGCGCATTGGCTAGCTTTTTTGCTTGTTCTTGTTGTTGTATTCTAAGAGAGTCTGCAAACTCTGCGTCAGCCACAGCACTAAGTCCTGGTCTGTTGTTTAACTCTGATTCTAGTTGTTGAATTCTCGCTTCCTTCTGTGCCCGTAGTATTGACTCGGGATTTCTTTCTAGCATCGTTCTGTTAAATTCAAGTTCGTTCTCTCTTAACCTTATTCTTATATTTTCTTTTTTAACCGCAGCTTGGGCGGCTTCTGCTGCTGCTTTTAAATCTTTTCTTATTTGGCTAACAAGGTCTTCTCTTGTGGTTACTACCTCATAGGTAAAACCTAAAATGCTCTCTGTTCTGGTAAATTCTTTAATCTGATTTGAAAGCCCTGTTGCCGCAGCTGTTGCGTTAAAACTAGAAGCAGCAACTCCTTCAATGCCTGCTGAAGCTTTCTTAGAAGCCTCATCAAGACCTAGGAAAGCTTTCCCAATCTTGGTAACTATGTCTAAGATTCCATCAAACTTGTTTTCAAGACCAAATATTTTTAAGAAAGCAGTTCCAACTAAAGAAAGTACAGATGATAATAATATAAAGATATTAAGTAGTTTAAAAGCTCCAGTGATTAATTTACCTGTAAACGCAACAGCTTTTCCAAAAATAGCAATGGCTCCTGCTGCTGCTCTAGCCGATACAGTTTGGCCTTTCAACGCAGTGCTATTAGCATTAATTAGAGCAGTATTTTGTGCAATAGAAGCATTTACTGCATCAATTTGTTTCTTTAAGGCGGTATCAGAAAATCCTTTTTTCTGATTAGCGGCTTGCTGGGCTTTTAGAGAAGCAAGTTTTGCTCGGTCTGTTGCCAAAGATTTTTTGACAATGTTATCTAACTCTCTAACTTGAGTAACACTAATTTCTCCTGATCGAGCAAGCTTAATTAACTCAGAGCGACGTTCTTTAAGAGGGCCAATTCCTTGTCCCAAACTTAAACTAAACTTAGTAGAAGCAGTTGTAAGACCTTTTAGTCCTTCTTCCACAGCTTTTTGGTTTGTTCCAAGACCTGTTGACAGCGTCGTCGCATAAGTTGATAATTTTTCAGTTGCAGCGCCAACTGCTGCCACAGACACTTTTTGTAATTGAGAGAAAACTAAAGTACTTAAGATTCCAAACGCACCAACAGCTGCAGACAAGTTACCAGAAATAAAGTCAGCTAAAGGAGCTAATCCTTCTGCAATTACAGAACCTATTTTCATAGCTAAATCTGAAATAGTTGCAGCTAATTTACTAAAAGATTGGGCAGCAGTAGCACTTGAAGTATCCACCGCTCCAAATTTGCGCTGACCTTCTTCAATAACAGCATTGACAAATGCTTGGCGTTTTTCAAAGTTAGTTAAGTTAGTTGCCGACTTGTTTAATTGAGCAGCATACTTTTCTGCTGCGGGCTCAATACGAGTAAAGATACCAAGTTCGTCTAAGAGTTCTGGTTCTAGTTTAGCGGAACCACGAACAACACGTGTGAAAGCATCTTCTAAGTTTCTTCCAAGAGCCCTAGAAGCTTTAGTAGCAACATCTGTTAGTTCATTTAATTGGTCTGTATTGAACCCTGCACTCAAAGCAAGGTTAGCGGCAGAAGCAGATTCTGCAATAGAAAGTTGCCCGCGAGTAATTCTTTGAATGTCAGAAATAACACTATCGGCAGAAGAGCCAAACTGTGATGAGAAGGTATTAGTGCCTTGGATAATTTGTTCAAACTGTGCAGCTTTTTGTAAAGCATTAAAGGCAGCAGTAACCGCAAAGACAGTAGCTGCCGCACCCGCGTAGGCACTAACAAGACCGCCCAAGCCGGATGCTTGAGCAGCGAACTGTCTACCAGAAGATGCGGAGGCTTGTCCCAAACGAGTTTGAGCACGCCCAACATTATCCGTATCTTTAGCTGTTTTTTGAGCCCCTGTAGTAGTAAAACGAGTCTCAACTATGTTCTGGATTTTTGCCATTAATGTTTCCTTGTTTGTTGAAGTTTACGCTGGTTTTCATAATGTTTACCAGCCTCTACAATAATAAATTGTAACAAATCAAAAGCTTCTCGATTACCTTCGATTCCATATAACATCATTATATCCCCAAGACCAGAAAAATCTTTTCCTAACCAAACTCCGTTCATACCTTCTATTCTATCAGGTAAAACTTGGAACAACATTACGGCTATCTGAGCTTCATAAGAAAGGTCACCTAACTCCATTGGTATTTCATCTGGGTTAGGTTCCCACCCCATTTGCTCACACATTAGCAAATACTGCTCTTGGGTCATTCCTCCGGCTTGGAATTGGTGCTTGAGGAACCTTTCAAGTTTTTTAAGTCAGTCTCCTTCTTCGTAATAGAAAACTGTTCAAACTCATTCATAGTATCTGTAATAAACTGATCAAAAACTGTTGAATTGCGAACTAAATCAATAGCTTCTTCAAGAGAATAATCAATATTATCTTCTCCATCCATTGAACTAATGTCTACAGGAAGAAGATGTGGTAGATGCTTTACTTTTAAGCCTCTCCAATCTCTGATTGCACGTTCTGTATAAGCTGCTAAGAACTTATCATTATCAATCTCTTCTTCACGCTGACGAGTACGCTTATTAAATTTGAAACTCAAACTCGCATTACGAATCTTCAACAAATCTTCTCTAGTTAGATAAACAAGGCTAATAACAAAGCCTTCAATATCTGGAAATTCTACATCGACAACTGTTTCAGTTGCCATTAGGGATGAAATTTTACTCATTTTCCCCTCTCCTCTCTAATAAAAAGGGTGTCCATCGATTTTCAACTCATGAACAGCCGAGGGGATAAAGCTGTACACTTGTTAACACGATGAACACCCACATGAAACTTGATTTTTCCCCTCATTAAAAATCTAAGTTACGCTGCTTGAACAACGAAGGTGACGTTTGCGCCTTGACCCTTCTGAGCAGTTGTTTCCTGTGCAAGGAACTCAGCGGAGATTCCGACAACGTCATCAATTGTATGAGTTGGGAAGCTGAACTGAACTGCCTGCATATCGATTGCAAAGAAAGGAGCAGTTGCGCCACCAATCTTGAGGTTGGCCTGTGTTCCTTGAGCAATAGATGTTGCACTATTAGAAGTGATATTTCTTAGGAAGGCTGCAGAGTTATCACTGGTTGTTGTTCCGCTACGTAGATAAGCACTGATTGACCCTGAAATTGTTTGCACACCTGTAAACTGAGCGATTGGCTGGTTAAGGTTAGCAAGTTCTTCTGGTGTTAAGTATGTAATGTTGTTATTAACATCAAAAGTAAGTCCTGTAACAGGGAATGTATGTTCTGCTACATCACCACTGGATGTATCAGTAATTTCGATTGTTGATAAACGGTTCTGAATGAACTCAGCTGTTGTAAGAGAACCAGCAACGTTGTAAGAGTTCCAAGGCTGATAAGCAGCAACCTTAGTTAGCTCTAGAGCGTTGGAGTTAGCTGCGACTTCAGCTCCATCATTAAGAACTCCACCAAATACAGAAACTGCAACGTCACGAGGACTGCCTGTTAGCTCAACAAGGTTGGTCGCAAAACCTGTCCAAGTTGTAGTAGCAATTCCATCAATAGCAGCGTCAATAGAAGCCTGGTTAACTGTGGCGTTTGCTAGCTGATAAATAACGTTATCAACTTTCATATAGAGGTGAGCCTCTGTAGCAGTAGCAAAGTTAGCCTTTGATGGGAACACGTTAGCAGATTCGCCTCTTTCTCTATTCTCAAGCATAGCAACACCAGTGGCAGCAGTACCTTGCCATACACTTTGGCCAGTGGTTCCGCTTGCTGGAGAAGTATTACTCATAAGAGACTGCCATAAGAACCAGTCTGCAACTGGTTGAGCGTTTCCGTTTTGTGATAGGTTTGCGGATGTAGTGCCTAAAATACTTGTAGCGCGTGTGGGTTTTAAATAAGCCTGGAAGTTCCAGTCAACTGGGTTAATAGCTGTATTGAACCGCTGTTGTGAACGATCTGGGCTTAAACCACTTTCAAGAGATGTAATATCCTGAGTCGCGGCTGCTTGGCTAAAGGCATATCCTGCTAGCACTTCTACTTGCCATGTATTGGCTGGCACAAGTGCAGTAATTGCTGCTCCACCATTAATATCAACGGTAGAGTAGAAAACTTTTGTATTTCTTTGTAAGTTAAGCGATGCCATTCTTAAAGCTCCTTTAATTTTCTAATTCATACTCAACATTTACAAAGACTTCTCCGATACCATATGGTTCGATCAATCCTTCATCTGTTGATATATTTGAGATACTTAGTTGTAATAATCCTTTGTCCGACTGAGTAGTAATTCCATAAATAACATGCTCAACATCATCAATTAGGTTTTCAAGTCCGTCCTGTGCTTCTTCTTGCTTAATATAGCAACGTATTACAATAGTTAGAAGAGCTAATGTTAAACCTTGAGATTGATAGTCTCTATTTTCTACTCCCGCTGCTAAGTATATAGCAGGAAAATCATTAACCTCATCAATAAACTTTAGTTGTCTAAAAACATTATTAGCTAAATCAAAGTTGTAAGTGTAAGAAGCATCGAATGTAGAAGTCGATCCGTTAATTTTTTTCAATTCAGTGACAAGGAAGTTTACAATGTCTCTTCGACGACTATTTGCCATTCTTTTTTCCTTAGTCTATATAGAGTATAGCAAACCCATTCTGTGTCTGCAATGTATAAATTTTCAATAAGTAGTTTTAGTGTATTTATATCCCTTTTACAAGGTTAAACTGTCTTCCGACTCTTTGTTGTGTTATGTTTCTAATACTTTCTTCTACTGTTCTACTAGGATTTCTCGCGGTGTCCTCGTGAACTTGATAGATAGGATTATAAAAATATTGAATTAAGTCACCTCTAACTTGAGTATAAACACTATTAATAAATCGTCCTGTTCTATTTGTGAGAATATTTGGAGAAAGTGATGGTCCTCGCCTTGGGCCTTTTGGCATTCTTGCTCTTAAGGAACGCCTAACAGAATCAGTTAATTGAGTAGAAGAGATAGTATCTTGTATATTTTTAGTCCTACTTTCTCTAGTTGAAGAGGCACTTTTTACCCCTTTTGTAACTACTCCCATAGCTAATTTTGGAATCTCTGTTGAAACTACTAAAGCTGTCTCGGGCCTAGTTGGGTCCAACTCTCTGGCAAGTAATAATAACTCCTCAAAAAACTCAATAGATAATTTTTTGCTTCCTAAGTTTCTAAAAACATATTCAACAAACCTAGAGCTAACACGAGGACCTAGTCTGTCATATATCTTTTTAGTACCATCTAATGCACTATTTTCTATTGCTCTATCTGCCGCTGCAGATAGTTTAAACTGTATTCTCGCTCTATATTGTCCATTTTCATAACGAGCAGAGCTTTTATCAGGAGAAACAGAAATATACTTATCAAAGTTTGATTTAATAGAGATGTTAAGAGTTCTTGCAGCAGCAGGAAAAAAAGTTATTCTTGGTACTCTACCCTGCCCACCTACATGTTCTTTATCTAGATAATTAAACAAAACAAAATTAGAAATCTTTTCATTTATAATATTTAAGACTTCGTTTTTATAAGCTTCTGCGTCGGGATTACCGCTAAACATCCAATTTTTAACACCTTCTGCACTTAAAGCTGTAGCTGTTTTTCTGGGGTCAATACCTTCATCTAATTCTTGCTGTAACCCAGGAATAAAACTAGTATCAATATTAGTAGTTTGTTCTGTTAAGGTTGTAGCAGAAGGAGTCTTACCTATTGCAAAAGTTTTAAATTCTGTAGGAATTGTCTCTTCATCTGCTCTTGTCTTACCTATACCTCTTGTAAATCGGGATGCATCTGCCCCACCAAATAATTCAATAGCACTTTGAAAGCTAATTGTGGCATCGGGAGCAGATCCTGGCTTGGTATATTGTTGTAGTTGAGTAGAGCTTAAAGGTCGAAAGGGACCTTGAGTCTCGAAAAAGTCAGAGGCTTCTCTAACAAGAGTATTTCTAATTTTATCTCTTTCTGATCGACTACCTTTTTGAGCAACCGATCTCTGTAATCTTCTTACATGTTGCTCAATAGGTACTCGGTCAGAGTAAACTTGAATGTCAGTAACCAGCTGTTTTGATGCTCCTGCTAACCTAGGGGCTCTAGCCATTATTCAATTATCCTATATAAATCTAAAACTCGTTTAATGTGAGGAGGAAAGTTTGCTGCTAGGGCAGGTCTATCTACTGACTCTCCTGCAAGAGAAAACCCTGCACGATCTTGCTCTTCTTTGTGTAATAGTTTGATATAGTCTAAAGTTGCAAGAGATAAATCTTGAGGAACATTGCCTGATTCATATCCTGCTCTATAATTAACTCTGATAGCTCTTGGGAAGTTTTGGAATCGCTTAGGTCCAGTTAAGCTTAATCCTTGACTTCCACCACCAGAACCGACATTACGACTAATCTCTCCGCTATCTTTCTTGAATACAAAGTCTTCTTGAGTCGCGTGAGTATCAGTTATATCTACTGCAGCATTAGAGCCTTCAAAATGTAGTAATAGTACAGTCTCATCATCAGTTAAATGCTGATATTCTGGAGCAGTAAAAGCTGCTGTATAGTATCCTGATTTTGAAATTCTTAATTCATCTAAATGTCCAGTAAAGTAGCTACTTCCTGCACCAGAACGAGCAATATTTACGTCACCTGCAAAGTTAGGGACATCAACTGTTCTTGCAACAGTAGTGGTGCTGCCAATCTGAGTTCCATCTCTAAATAACTTTAAATCAGCTCCGTTTCTAGAAACTGCTAAATGATGAAACACATTAGCACTATATCCAGCAGTGCTACTATGAGTTACATTAATAGTCTCAGTTCCACCCTCTAAAACTCTAAACTGGAGTCCTTCACTAGCATCATATTTTAAATGCCATAAATTACTTGCGTCCACATATTGTTCTGCTAATACTTGGGTAGTGCTGAAGGAAGCAAATCTAGCTTGTACATCAATAGTAAAACCATCAGTATCAAACCAGAAATCATCGCCTCCTCCAGCATTTAAATAGTCAGAATTAGTAGCCCCATTAAAATAGCCAGAGGAACGTCCAAATTTCTTAACTCTAGTAGTAATGTGAGTGTTTCCTTCTACACTAATATTATGGTTGTCTCTATCAAGACTTACCAACCCCCCATCAGAAGAAGGAGAGTTTAAACTTTGATAAGAAGTACCGTCAAACTCATAAACAGAGTAAACATTAGCTAAAGGAAGACGAGAGACAAAGATAGAACTTACTCCCCCATCAAAAGATTCACTATAATTGTTAGCTAGAACTTCGAACCCAATATAGTGTTCAACTATACCACAAGCATAGTTGATCAAATTAGATAATCTACCATCATGAGTAGTACTATTAATACTTAAATAGTCTTTTACTACAGGTAGAGTTACATATGGGTATTTTCCTGCATTGCTATCATCTATTGCCACTAAAATATTCTCCTATTATTTCTTTGTGGTTGTTGTAACTTTAGGAGCAGAAGCTCTAGCTACTTTAGGCTCCTCCTTAACAACAGGTTTTGGTGCAACTGGTGCGGGAGCTGCTTTAGCAGCTGGAGCAGGGTTTAGTTTTGCATTAACATCTGCAATTAGCGCTGGAACTAACCCAGGACCATACCCATGAGTAAGAGCCCAGTTTTCAATTTCCTCGTCTGTTTTTAAACCTTCTGCGATAACTTTATCAACATCTGTAATGTCATCCATTATTTGACCCATATTCTTTATCTCCTTAGTAATAAGGGGAGGCAGATATTGCACCTACCTCCCCCGTGGTTTTCAACGATGTGAAAGCTAGTAAGATTAGCCAGCTTGGATTAGTGATGCATAAGCAAAGTTTGTTGCATCAAGGGCTGCGTTGCTGTTTGAGCTGAGTGCCTTGAAGTCAAAGCGTGTGCTCATATACATTGCAGTAACCTGCTGACGTGGTTCGTACTCACTCTCGATCTCCATGCCACGACGCTCGGCAATCATGAAGCCTGGCTTGTAAACAAGTACACCTAGCTCATTGCCTGAAGAACCGACGTTGTCCATGAACTCAGAGATAACAATTGGAATACCATAAATGGCACCAACTGCACCTGTGAGATATGTTGCATTTGGACCGAACTTATCGACTGTGCGGAAGTCTGAGAAGCTAACTAGCTCGTTGTAGCCCTCAACAGAGGTTACATAAACTAGATGGTCGCCTAGCTGTAGACCATACTTACCCATCTTTGCACGGGCGGAAGCGATATCAGAAGCATCAGCCTTGTCGTTTGCACCGCCTGTATCGGTGGTTAGACCAGCGATATCGTCGGCTAGGGTTACAAGACCCTTGAAGACTGCAGCATAACCAGCACCTGCTGTGATAGCATTGGTTGGGGAAGCTGTGAATCCTGATAGGGCTCCGTTACCACGTAGAATAGCCTTGTCGATGGCGCGGGCCATACGACGAGTAGCTGAACGACGTAGGAAGTCCATTAGTGGTAGAACTGTATCCTCTTCCTCATCCTTGGCTAGGTGTGTAGTAGCCATGAACTTGTGAGGTGTGAAGGTTACAGCGCCGATTGTGTTCTGGTTTGAAGTTGGAACGTTTGTGCCATCGGCAATGCCGGTAGCGAAAGTTCCGCTTGCAAACTGTGCAACGTCACCATCGGTGTCTTCTGTTGCGACTGGTACACGGAAGTTACGTGCATCAACCTGGATTCTATCGAACATTGGTGCAACAACTAGCTGCTGCTCCATCTCTTCGTATACGTTTGTTGAGAAGTTAGAAAGGAACTGGTCAACAGTTGTGACTGCCTTAATTCTCTCACCCATCTTTGTGTCGAATGGGTCGCGACGGTTTAGTGCCTTAGCTAGCATTAGAGCGTTTGTCATCTCCTTAGCGTTAAACTGTGGCTCAGAAGCGCGGCGTGCGTTCTCCTGATAAACCATCTTGGACTGAGTAAGGGCAGAAACCTGCTCTTTATACTTCTTGATCTCAGCCTGTAGCTCTTCGAGCTTTTCGGACTCAACAGGAGTATAATCCTTCTTGTCCTTTGCGTCGCCCTCTGCAATAATTGCCTCACCAGTCTTTTCGATTAGTTCGGCAACGCGTGGCTCTTCAACCTTAACGGTTTCAACTGCCTTTTCCTCAACTTGGGTATCGGAAGAAGCATCGGTTTTAATTACCATTGGTTCACCAACATCTTGTGTCGCCATTGTGTCATTCTCCTT